TGCTGGTCGACGGAAGTACTGCTTTAGGGGATTTTCTTTATTCATATTTGTTCCTATTTTTGGATATTTTTGTACACTAAATACATTATCACCAACTATTTATAAGATTACAAAATGGCAGAAGAAAATTCAAGTGAATTTCAGAATAATCTGAAACTTAATGCAGACCAATTAAAAGCCTTTGCGGATGCGTTGGTTACTGCTACCCGTGAAGCCGGGCCCAAAGCTGAAGCGGATAGAAAAGCCGCGGATGCCGCTAAACAGGCTGAAGCCGCGCTTAAAGCACTAAATCAACAATTAAGAACATCCGTAGTGGATTACGGAAAATCACTGCTCACCGGTGGCGAGGGTGTAGGTAAGTTTGGTGGTGCAGTAACCGGCGCAACTGATGCAGTTGGTAACTATGTACAAAATCTATCATCTAAATTTGGTCCACTCGCAATTGTTTTAGGTGGTCTAATTAAAGTAATTGGTGGTGTAGCGGCCGCTAGCTTAAAGCAAAATGACGCAATAATGAAGTCATACAGAGACCTTGCTGAGATGGGATCTGTAAGTGGTAGTTTAGAAAAACTCAAAGATGATTTGGGTAAAGTAGGTCTAACATCTGAGGAAACTGAAAAATTTGCTAATATGCTGAAGAAGTCAGCACCTGAGTTGGCAGCATTTGGTGGTAGTGTAACCGCTGGTAAAGATAAACTTATAGGTATTGTACAGGGGATGATTGGTCCAAATAATCAAATTGAGCGATCTATGGCTCGTCTTGGTTATGATGCAGAATCAATGCGAGATGCTACTGCTAGTTATGTGCGAAACCAAACACAGTTAGGACTAAGTCAAGGTAAAACTCAAGATCAATTAAGGCAAGGGTCGGTTAGTTATATGACTACCCTGCGTGAGTTACAAGAATTAACGGGCATGAGTCGGGACGAAGCACAAAAATTAATTGAACAACAACAATCAGATTATCGTTTTGCTGTATTTAAAGCAGGATTAAATGACAAAGAACGTCAAAGATTAGAAGCGGGTATGGCAGCATATGAAAAATTTAATGGTAAAGAAGCGGCCACTGATTTAATGGAACAAATAGTCAATGCGGGCGATATTGTCGGTGAAAAAAGTGCTAGAGCAAGTCAATCTACTATGAATCAAGGATATGAAAATATCATGGATGTTATGCAAGGTACCAAAAGTGTAGGAAAAATGATTATAGATACCGGTAAAGCGGTTGATGATAATATGAAACGAGTTGGTACTAGTTATAATATTGCAGGACAGGCTCTGAATAGTATTGCGGGTAGCGAAGAACTATTACTTGGATCACTTAAAGTTAGAAATATGACTGAAAAGGATATAGAAAAAACAACAAAACAAAATGCAGCCAGTCGAAATGGAAGATTAGATCAAAATACTAAGATAGAACAAGAAGCCAGAGCATTAAGAATTTCGGCTGATCGAGCCGTATGGGAAGCAGGAAACTTGACAGTTAGTATGTTTGAAAGACTTACTAGAGTTATGTTTGGTTTTGGTAAAGGCCTTGCTAAGATTATAGATAAAATCTCACCGGTAATTTTAGGCAAACAGACAAATTTATCTGCATCCTTTAGAGATGTATCAGATGTTCAGACAGAAATACTAGAAGCAGAACAAGAAAAACGAAATATACAAGAAGAAAATAATAGAGCAAGAGAAAGAATTCTTAGATTACAAGAAGGGTCAAACCAAAGATCAGATACTCAAGTAATGATTGAGAACAAACAAAAAGAAATAGAAGCGTTAAAAATTAAATTGAGTACTCTTACAACAGAGAAAGAAAAAAAAGAAACAACTAAAGAAATTGAAAAAAAACAAAAAGAAATAGATCATTTACAACGACTTAAAGATTCTTCAGGAAGTAAAAATAATGCGTCAGAAAAGTCAATACAAACAGAAAAACAAAAAATTCTTGAAAATGAAAAAAGAATACAAGCTGAAGATAAAAAAATACAACAGTTAGAAAAAGAAAAACTTAAAATAGAAGGCACCGGCGAAAATTCCAAAGACGGTAAATTATTTCCGGGTATTGATACTACTGGTAGAAATATAAGTGCTTTGACAGGACAAAAAATAGGTCAAGAATCTGTTGAAGCTAGAAGTCAGGCGGCTTCAGAGCTAGAACCTTCAGCACAAGGACGTGCGACTGACATATTAAGTAAAATTAAATTTAAAGATAAAAAAGAAGGCACCGGTGGAGGTGATGCATCTACTGCATTATTGGGTATGGCAGAAAAAATACATGAGTTACTACCCAATACAACTTTTACTGCATTAAATGATTTGTATCATAAGAAAAACAAGCCGGGTAGTAAACATACTATAGGTAAAGCACTTGATTTTACTATTGATCCTCCACCTGAATCTCCTGAAGACGCCGCCTCTATCAAAGAACAATTAAAAGATTTAGGGGCAACAAGAGTACGTGATGAGTATTTTACAGACAAAAATGACGAAACAAGAGGTGGGCATTTCCACGTTGAAGTTGCTAGGAAAGGCGGCGCATTTAAAGGTCCAAATTCGGGTTACCCGGTAATGCTACATGGTAAAAATGAAAGTGTTTGGCCAGAAAATAAATTGAAATCTGCATTGGCAGAAGTTCAAAAATCTAGTATTGAAGATTATAAAAACAAACTCTTGGGTGAGATGGGGATGAATTCTAGTGTAAGTTCTACTACAGCGTCATTATCACAATCAAACACCTCGGGAATGGACATTTTAACCGAAACTATGACAGAAAAATATGAAAGTATGATTGGTCAATTAGAAGATGTAAATGACAATCTAAAGAACCTTTTAAGATACGCTAAAGCATAAACGATAAATATTGTACTATGACATATAAAAAGCGTTTCCAAGCCCCTAATGTAACTGGTGTAATGAGTCCAATATCGGGCGCCAATAGTAATCGTGGCGCTTGGAATAGTCCTGCTCAGATGAGCTATAATAATACAGATTTTGGTTACAAGAACTACGGTAGTCGTTTACCGGAAGTTTATACAGGTCACCCAAATCGTGTTGAACGATATAATCAATATGAAATGATGGATGTGGATGCTGAAATCAATGCATGTTTAGATATCATTGCTGAGTTTAGCACACAGAAAAATGAACAAAATAACACACCATTTGAAATAGAATTTCACGAAGATCCTACTCCACATGAAGTTGAATTAGTTAAAAAGCAATTGCAACAATGGTGTAAATTGAATGAGATGGATAGTAGAGTATTCAAGATTTTCAGAAATACATTGAAGTACGGAGATCAAGTTTTCGTTCGTGATCCAGAAAACTTCAAGTTGTATTGGGTTGACATGGCTAAAGTAGTAAAAGTCATTGTTAACGAAAGTGAAGGTAAAGCTCCTGAGCAATATGTTATTAAAGATATCAATGTAAATTTACAAAATTTAAGTATTGCTGAAAAAACAACAACAGATTTTATGGCACCACAAGGTCCAGGTGGACTAGGTGGAAACGCTGGATCACAGGGATATTCAGTACCCAATTCAGGCGGAGGTGGTGGAAATTCTGGTAGTAGATTTGTCATGGGTCTAAACGAATCAGCAATCGATACCAAGCACGTGGTTCATTTAAGTTTAACTGAAGGTCTTGATCGTTATTGGCCCTTTGGACAAAGTATTTTAGAAAACATTTTCAAAGTATTCAAACAAAAAGAATTGTTAGAAGATGCTATTTTAATCTATCGTATAAGTCGTGCCCCAGAGCGTAGAGTTTTTAAAATTGACGTTGGTAACATGCCAAGTCACATGGCTATGGCATTCATTGACCGTGTTAAAAATGAAATTCACCAGCGTAGAATTCCAAGTATTCAAGGTGGTCAATCAGTATTGGATGCAACATACAACCCGTTGAGTATCAATGAAGATTACTTTTTCCCAGTAACAGCAGATGGTCGTGGTAGTGATGTTACAACATTGCAAGGTGGACAAAACTTGGGTGAGATTGATGATTTGCGCTACTTCAACAATAGGTTAGCTCGTGGTTTGCGAGTGCCAAGTAGCTATTTACCGCAAGGTCCGGAAGACAATCCAACTCCATTGAGTGATGGCCGTGTTGGAACAGCAATGATTCAAGAGTTTAGATTTAATCAATATTGCGAAAGACTGCAAAAATATATCAGCCGTAAACTAAATGATGAGTTTAAGTTGTTTATGCGCTGGAGAGGGTTGAATATTGATAGTTCATTATTTGATATCAAGTTCAATGCACCTCAAAACTTTGCCGCATATCGTCAAAGTGAGTTAGATACTGCACGAGTAACAGTATTTCAAGCTATGGAAGCATTCCCGTATATTGCAAAACGGTTTGCATTAGAACGATTCTTAGGTCTTACTAAAGAAGAAATCGAAGAAAATCAGAAACTTTGGTTTGAAGAAAGAGAAGAACCTGAAGATAGCGAAGCTAGTGGTAGCGACTTACGAAGCATTGGTATTAGTTCAGGTGATTTGGAAACCGATGCTGAAGAACTTGAAAACATGCCTGATGAAAATGCGGATATGACTGACCCTAACATATCACCTGCAGTTGCTGGCGCTCAACCGCTGGATATGGGTGCGCCTCCAGCAGTATAATAGATAAATAAGAATATGCGATTATTTGAAATGTACACTGCTCCTCCCGAAGGTTATCAGGATATGGACAAAGACCATAGTAAGCCTAAGTGGAAACAATCTCGCAAAACCAAACTAACTCTAAAACAAATTCGTAAATTACGTAAAATGAATGATGTTCGTAATTACGAAAAAATTCAAAATCTAAAGAAAATTCGCAAGCAGTATACACCTGCTCCAGCCGAAGGTCAGCCAACTTTATAATTAGTAAAAAATCATAAAAACGCAAAAAAATAGCAGTTAATTGGCGTTTTTCTGAGATACTAGCTAAGTAAATATTACAAAGCCATTAATCTATAGGAGAAAAACAATGGATAACAAAAAGTTTGAACAACTCATTGCATTAGTAATCAATGAAGAAGAAGAAAAAGCCAGTGCTTTATTTCACGATATCGTTGTGGAAAAAAGCCGCGAAATCTATGAGTCAATGATGGAAGCCGAGGAATTGGACGAAACCGTTGATGAAGAATTGGAAGAAGCTAAAGAAGAAGGTGATGAAGATTCTTTAGAAGAATCTACAGAAGACGAATTAGAAGAAGGCATGGGCAATGAAGTCGGCGGATTGCTAGACGAAATCGACATGGAAGAACAAGGCATGACCGAAGAAGAAGACGAATTTGCTGACATCGAAATGGATGACGGTGAAGAAGGTGAAGAAGGTCCTGAAGGTGGTTTAGAAGACCGTGTTGTCGAATTAGAAGACAAGTTAGACGAACTAATGGCTGAATTTGAAGAAATGATGTCCGGTGGTGAAGAAGGCATGGGCGATGATGACATGGGTGATGATGGCATGGGCGGCAAAGAAGAATTCGGCGGATCAGAAGAAGAACAAGGTATGATGGAAGCCGTACAACTACAGAAAGTTTCTGTAACACACGGTGACAACGGTGTAAACACTAAGTCAATCGTTTCTGGCGGACCAAAAGTTCAAGGTAACGGAGCAAAAGCAGTTGCAATGGGTTCTAGTGACGGCGGCAAGGGCGGCACACAAGGTGGTGTATTAAACCCATCAGTAAAAGATATTCCAGGTAATTACAAAAATGCACCTGGCGCTAAGTTTAGCGAAAAAGGCGAGTCAGCACCAAAGCCAAAGTTTGGTGACGATGGCCAAAATAAGAAATCAATTGTTGGCGAGTCTAAAAAGACAGTCAAGAAAATTGTTAAGTAAGGAAACCTGAGATAATGGCTTTGTATCTCAAAGAGCATCTAACTTTTGACCGTGCCTCGATGGTGGTTGAAAGTGAAGGTGAAGGTAACAAGAAGTCCCTTTATATGAAGGGGATATTCATTCAGGGTGGGGTACGCAACGCTAATGAGCGTGTGTATCCTGTTTCTGAAATTGAAGCAGCCGTTAATGCTCTTAATGAACAAATTCAAACAGGATATTCTGTATTAGGTGAAGTAGATCACCCAGATGACTTAAAGATTAATTTAGACCGTGTATCACATATGATTACTAGTATGTGGATGGATGGTGCAAATGGATTCGGAAAACTAAAGATTTTACCAACTCCAATGGGAGAACTAGTGTCTACCATGTTGCAGAGTGGTGTTAAACTAGGAGTTTCAAGCAGAGGCAGCGGTAACGTTGATGATGCAAATGGAAAGGTTAGTGACTTTGAAATAGTCACTGTGGATATTGTCGCACAGCCAAGTGCACCAAATGCATACCCCAAAGCAATTTATGAAGGCATGATGAATATGAAGCATGGTCATAAAATGTTAGAGATTGCAAAAGATGCACAAAACGACAAAAAAGTACAGAGATACCTTAAGGAGGAAGTAATGCGCCTAATTAAGGACCTCAAGATTAAATAAGGGGAAAACAGCATGTTAGATGCTATCAAACCATTACTTGAGAGCGGTATTATTAATGAAGAAACCAGCCAAGCGTTAAACGAGGCATGGGAAACTAAGTTAAATGAAGCCCGCGAACAAGTACGTGCAGAATTACGTGAAGAATTCGCACAACGTTATGAACACGATAAAAATGTAATGGTAGAAGCCCTAGACAAAATGGTGACAGACGGTCTATCATCTGAGATTGAAGAATTTCAGACTGAAAGACAAGCAATGCACGAAGACCGCGTAAGAGCAAAACAAAAGCTAAGTGAAAACGCAGCCAAGTTTAATAACTTTATGGTTGAAAAACTAAGTGAAGAAATTAAAGAATTACGTAATGAGCGCAAGATTCAGAAAGAAAGTCAAGGAAAGCTAGAACAATTCGTTGTTCGTGCTCTCTCACGTGAGATTAAAGAATTCTCACAAGACAAACAAGCTGTAGTCGAAGCTAAGGTCAAGTTAGTTGCAGAAGGTCGTAAACAATTAGAAGCACTAAAAACTCAGTTTATTACTAAGAGTGCCGCTAAGATGAACGAAGCTGTTACCAAACATCTTAAGGGTGAATTAGGACAATTGAAAGAAGATATTAAGACCGCTCGTGAAAACGATTTTGGTCGTAGAATTTTCGAATCTTATGCAAGTGAATTCAGCACAACCTATTTACAGGAAAAAGCTGAAACACGTAAGTTGGTAAAACAACTACAAGAAAAAGATTCACAATTAGCCGAATCCATTAAAACAACCAACAATGTTAAAAAATTGGTTGAAACAAAAGAACGTGAAATTCGTATCATCAAAGAATCATCCGAACGAAATACAGTTATGGGTGAGTTGTTATCTACTCTAAATGAGCAGAAAGCATCTGTGATGAAAGAATTACTAGAAAGCGTCCAAACACCTCGTTTAAAGGCCGCTTTTGACAAGTATTTACCAAGTGTTTTGAATACAATCACAGAAAAGAAAGAACCTAAAAAGTCTATGCTTTCTGAGCATGTAAAAGAAGTTACTGGTAATAAATCTGCCATTAAGAAAGTTGAAGTAGATGCACATGATAATGTCATCGAACTAAGACGTTTGGCAGGGCTTTAAAAATAAAGACATAATTTAGGAGAAATATAAATGTCACAAGTTCTATTAGAAAGCCGTTGGGACGAGACCAAAGAAGCCCTACTCGAAGGTCTTAAAGGCACTCGCCGCTCAACAATGGGTGTTATCTTAGAAAACACCAAAAAGTCGTTACTATCTGAGTCATCAGCTGGTACAACAACATCTGGTAATATCGCTACGTTAAACCGTGTGATTCTTCCAGTTATCCGTCGTGTCATGCCAACAGTTATCGCTAACGAGTTGGTTGGTGTTCAGCCAATGACAGGACCAGTTGGTCAAATTCACACTCTACGTGTTCGTTATGCTCAGTCTTTAACAGACAACAGCGCGGCAGGTACAAGTGTAACAGCAGGTGAAGAGGCTCTAAGCCCATTCAAGATTGCTCAAGCATATTCAACACAGACAAATGCATCTGGTTCATCATCTATCTATACCGGCAATAACACTGCTGCCTTAGAAGGTAATGGCGGTAAGCAAATCAGTGTTCAAATCTTGAGACAAGCTGTTGAAGCTAAGTCACGTAAGTTACAAGCAAGATGGACATTCGAAGCTGCCCAAGACGCTCAAAGCCAACATGGTATTGACGTTGAAGCAGAAATCATGGCCGCTCTAGCTCAAGAAATTACTGCTGAGATTGACCAAGAGATTCTATTGAGCCTATCAACATTGGCTACATTGGAAGAGACTTATGACCAAGCTGCCGTATCTGGTACAGCTACATTCGTTGGTGACGAGCACGCCGCATTGGCAGTTCTAATCAATCGTGTTGCTAACAAGATTGCACAACGCACACGTCGTGGTGCTGGTAACTGGGCAGTTGTATCTCCAGCCGCATTGACAGTATTGCAATCTGCAACTACTTCTGCGTTTGCTCGTACAACAGAAGGTACATTCGAAGCTCCAACTAACACTAAGTTTGTTGGTACATTGAATGGTGCAATGCGTATTTTTGTTAATACATATGCATCTGACAGCCAAGCTGTTCTAGTTGGTTACAAAGGTACATCAGAGACTGATGCGGCAGCATTCTATTGCCCATACATTCCATTGATGTCTTCTGGCGTTGTTCTAGATCCATCAACATTCGAACCAGTCGTATCATTTATGACTCGTTACGGTTATGTTGAATTGACAAACACTGCATCATCTTTCGGTAATGCGGCTGATTATCTAGGTGAAATCGCTGTTTCTAACCTAACATTCCAATAATCAAATATTTGGAATCAAACTAAAAAAGGGACTTCGGTCCCTTTTTTGCTATATACTATATGGTTAAAATATTATACACTCTGATAGTAACACATATTACTATCATATGCGTCACTCTATTCTTGCATAGAGGGCAAGCACACAGGGCAATTCAATTTCATCCTATACTAAGTCACTTTATGAGAATGTGGCTTTGGTTGACTACAGGAATGAATACTAAAGAATGGGTTGCAATTCATCGCAAACATCATAACAAAACAGATGTTGAGGGAGACCCACATAGTCCTCATATCTTTGGTTTTTTCACTGTTCTTTTTAAGGGTGTTATGTTATATGTTGAGGCAGCTAAAGATAAAAATCTTATTACTAATCTAGGTATAGGAGCACCAAACGATTGGATAGAACAAAAGTTATATACCCCCTATCCTTGGGTTGGTGTTATGATTATGATGCTAATAGATGTAGTATTATTTGGTTGGTGGGGATTTTTAGTCTGGGGCATTCAAATGATATGGATTCCGTTCTGGGCAGCCGGTGTAGTTAACGGCATCGGTCATTGGTTTGGTTATCGCAACGGTGAGACTAAAGACAAATCTAAAAATGTATTACCCTGGGATATCATTGTAGGTGGAGAATTACTTCACAACAATCATCACTTAGATCCCGCTAATGCTAAACTAAGTAAGAGGTGGTTTGAACTAGACATGGGATGGATTTGGTTGTCATTCTTTAGACTAGTAAGATTAGCAAAATTAAGATAAATATTCTTATCTCACTCGGGATGGGAAGTTACAATCAGGCACTCTTCGGGGTGCTTTTTTGTTTTTTAACGCTGTAGAACTAGTAATGACCAAAAATGATAAATAATACATAAGATAACTTGGTACCTTACATGGCAACAGATTTAAATCCATTCAATTCAGTCGGCGGATATACTATTGGAATACCTCCAATTAATATAGTAGACGCCAATGGAAATATCACAAGTAATAGAGCAACTATTGGCAATTTAGCGGTTTCAGGTAATGTTGCTGTTTCAGGAAGTATTACAGCAACAAACTTCTATGGTAATGTACAAGGAAACATCAGCGCCAACATCATTATTTCGGGTGCTGATGGTGCAGTTTTGTTTAGTAATTCAGGATTGATGGAGGGTGCTAATGGGGTATCCTATAATAGAGTTGACAATTCACTCACAGTAAACAACAAACTAACAGCAAATTCATTTGCGTTAGGTTTAGGAGTAAATCAGTTTTACTCAATTGACTCGTCAATTTCAACTACAGCTAGCCAACAAGCTAATCAAGTGATTCATAGAGTCACAGCTTCTAATGTATGTGGTTTAGAATATACAATTATTGCAACTGATACAGTTGCAAATACTAGACAAATAAGTAAATTAAATGCAATTGTTTTAGGGAACGATGTAGGATATAGTGAATTCGGAACAGCAGATGCACCTATTACAAGTAGCGGTGTAGCTGACTTTAAAGTACAACTGCAAGGTGCAGGGTTTAATGCAGATGTAGTATTAACAACTACACCAATGTCTGCTCATTTAACGAATTACA